CTTGTTGCCCGGATGCCGAGTAGACCGCCATTGCTATCTTTCCTCATGAAGCGGTGAATTCGAGATCCTTTCCCCTTAATGTCCCTGCGAGATGTGGGCCGCGCGGCTTTCTTCGGGCCGTCGAGGCTATGCTACCTCATTTTTTTGCTAAGCGTTAGCCGCCGAAATCGAAAACGATTGGACGGGCAAATTAAGCCCCGGCGAAAGATTGGTGGTTCCCAGCACCATTTCGGCGACGGGCCACAGAAACGACCATATTGCGCTTCCATCGGCGATAGCGCCGCCGGTTCCGCTCGGCCCTGAACCTACCGACGCCGACACCCCGGCCCCTGCGCAGCTATAGACGCCGTTGATGTTGGAGATGTTCTGCCCGAGCGCATAGCTGGTCGATGGCTGCCACGGCTCGCTGCAAAAGCCCTGCAAATGGCAAGTCGGCGTCGAATCGTACATGCGAAAGCTTTGCGCAAACCCGCCTTGCGTAGCGATCCCCGCCCAACTGCCGATCATGCTAGCCACGCCGTTTGACGACGCAAGCGGGCTTGCGGGCAAGACAATGTTGCAAAGCATGCTGGCCGGATCGGCGGCGGCGACGTTTAGCGGCGGATCGGCGCCGAAAATCTTCAGGAGAGGCAGCCCTCCTTGCGCAGTCAGGATGACGTTGATCTGCGATATCCGCAGGGTCCTTAAGGCGACGCTTTCCTGCATGGCTTACCCTATGACACAATTGCCGATTGGCACTTAATCGTCGCCTGCGGATTAGCGGCGATCGAGGCCGCATCGCCGCTGAGCCCGTTCAAGAGCACCGAACTCACCTTGGTAACCCCCGGAACCATATACGCCCAAGACGCTAGAATGGCGAAGTCTAGCCCATTACCCAACCCGAGCAGATTGATGTTATCCTCAAGCGCCTGCGCAACCAACCCGCAAACTGTGTTGTGATCATATCCCGCAGCCGTGGCTATAATCATCGAGGCGATAGCATCGGTTACTTGCGGCGGAAAACACCCGGCTTGCACGCCGAGCGGGCGCACGGCGTTCACCGCGCTTGTGACCGCCGTAATGAAGTCAGTGGAAGGATAGCCGGAGCCGTCATCGGCTACGACATAATAGTAACCCGTCCGCCAATTCCCGGCGTAGTCAAAATCTTCGGTTAGCGTCCATTGCACGGTGATGCCGGTCGAAAGGATGGCATATTCGGTGCCATAATAGTCGCCGCGCGATAGCCCAAGAATGAAGGCGGCGAAGCGATCCTTAAGCCGCTGGTCCGGCTCGCTGTCAAAGCCATTTAGCAACGCCGCCGGATTGGTGACTTTATCGACTCCGGTAAGCGGCGACGCGAATTGGTTGATAGCCCCGGCGATCACATTACTTGCCGCCCCGGCGACTACCGCCTGGATCGGAACCTGGATCGACTGCGTATTCGCCGCAAGCGTATAGCCGTTAAGGGCGGCTGACCATCCGGTGAACGTCGCGTTGGCGGTCACAACATATTTTTGATCGCCGCCTTGAGTCTGGAACAGCGCCCCTACCGGAATGAATACGGTTGTGTTGCTGATTGTCGTTCGCGACAGAAGCGCGATCCCCGAAGCGGCTTGCGCCCGGATCCTATAGACCTGAAAATCTCCGGTAAATGTGTCAACGTCGGTCCCGGAAGCCGTCGAAAGCCGCGCCGCTTGCAGCAAGAGCAGCACCATCGCTTGGAACCACAGGAACAGCCCGGCGAAACCTTCGGCGATGGCGCGCAGCGGCGAGCCCTGTGAGAAGTCGATCAGCCGCGACGCCCGTCCCTGAATACCAGTCGAGATGTTGGTTACAATCTGATTGAAGCTTCTGGTTGGTAAGGTCGCCATGGGCTCCACCCTTAGATAGTTATATTAAACTGAACAGCCGCGCCGGTTTGCGCGCTGGTATACTGAATGTCGATGGACACCATGCCGGGGATGATCTCGGCGACGCCGACCCTTGGCGGCGGATTAGGCGCGACCGACGCTTCCATATTCACTTGATCCCGGCAAATCGCCTCGATCTGGGGCGGCTGCCATGGATCGCCGATCTTTTGCGGAAGGCCGGCCCCGTATTCGGGGTGCCAGATATAGCCTTGAACCGCGGTGCAAAGCCGCCGCATGAGGCGCTGGCGCGCTTCGTCGTCGCCATCCACAAGAACCAACCCGCCTTGCGGGCTGACATGAAAGTCATCCTGCCAGTCGAGCCAAAAATCAGTCATGAAGTCACCACCGGCTTAATGATAATGGCGTAAGAGAATTTCCTGTCTCCGACTCCATTGTTCTCATGAGTCACGATGAAATTTCCATCCCCCATCTGATAGAAAGGCGGTGGGTTTTCCTTCGCTGTGTTTGCCGCCGCCGCCGTCAGCGGCGTCGGCGCGCCAAGGAATTTGCTCGATGTGGTAGCGCCGACCACTTGCACAGTCGTTGTCGAAGCGGTCGTAGAGAGGATAAAAGTCCCGGTTACGATATTGACATCCGATCGGAAGCCGCCCCCGCCGCCACCTCCTCCGCCGCCGCCGCCGCCGCCGCCCGTTGGGGCGTTAAGGCCGGAAAAGGAAGCGGCGCTAATGTTGCCGCTACAGCGGATGTTGCCGTTGCAAGTGATGTCGCCTTGGCAGTTGGTTTTGCCGTTGTGATTGATTTGCGGCGCGTCGGTATCGTGGGAGCTTTCGGCTTTCGCGGTGATCTTGCCTTCTTTGCTTAGGGTGTGGCTGGCTTTTTCGCCGCTGCCATAGGTCGCGGTCTTAAGCGTGCCCGCTTGGACATCCATTTCCATCATGTGGGCTTTATCGCCGCCTTCCTTGAAAGACTGGACGGTCAGCTTTTTGCCCTGGTTGTCCATGGTCATGTTGTGGTGCTGATTGTCGCTGTTGTCGTGGTAGGTATCGACCGTCAGCGACTTCTTGTTGAGGTCCATCTTGATTTGCGTGAACTTCTTGGCTTGGCTTTGCTTCGCCTCCGATCCGGGGTCGCCTTGCGACGTATCCGGCTGCGCCTGCCCGCCGCCCTGCCCGCCGCCCTGCTGCCCGCCTTGCCCTTTTTGATAAGTCGTGATGGTGTGCGTGGAGCCCTTGCCATCGACTTCATGGATCGAGAACGGATCGGGAGATTCTTGCGAGTTCGGATCCGCCGGATCCTGCCCTTGCTGACGGCTATCTTGCTGGAAGCAAGTCGTCTTCATCTTCCCTTTGCCGTCGAACTGAATGTGGCATGACTGCGGCTTCAGCGGCGGCGCGTTCTTGAGCGGGCTCTTTTGCCCGCCGCCCGATCCGCTTTGCGAAGTCTGGCCGCCCTGCTGCCCTTGCTGGTTTTGATCATCCTGGTTCGAAGTCTTGTCGTAGATGTGGAACTTGCCCTTCTTATCGAAGAAGACGCGCGCGCCGAGCGAATGCATCATCAGCATCTCCCCGGCTTCGACCTTCGGCGGGCGATCGGTGTCGTTGTGGATGCGGCGCACGATCATGCCCGCCTCCTTGTCGCCTTCCTGGTAGCGCACAGCCACCATATCGCCCTGGTACTGGCTTTGCTGCCCGCCGCCCCCTTGCTGCCCGCCGCCCCCGCTTCCGCCCGCCTGCGAGCTTCCCTGCCCGCCTGATTGGCTTCCGGCGCCGCCTTGCCCATCGCCCTTGCCGCTGCCGGGCGATAGCCCCACCAGCATGCCCCAGCCGTTGCCGCTATGCCCTTCCTCGATCGGAAGCCAGCCCGAGACTTCGCCGGATGGCTGAAAGGTGACTTTCGCCATGTGCTTTTTCGGGTCGTATGAGGTCACCAGCCCGTGACGCTCGTTGAAGTGCGACGCCATCCCGGCCTCGGAATGGCGGAGATGAAAATTAGCGAGATGATGCGACATTTCTCAAAGCCCCTAGAAGTTTTGCTGAAGACCGCCGGTGCCCCCGCCGGTCGCCGCCGCGCCGCCACCAGCCGCGCCGCCCGCACCTTCACTAATGCTAGCCCCGATGCCGCCGCCGCCGCCGCCCCGGCTGTTGCGGGCGACGACATCCATAGTGTAGCCGCCCATGCCGAAATGATGGTGGATTGAGTCGATGATGTAGGTTTGGTCGAAAGCGGTGTCGCCGCTGACGGAGAGCCCCGAACCGACATTGACGCGCGGATCGCCGACGACTTTGACGTGAACCGTAAGCTCATGCCGGTTGATCTCCTTGGCTTTGTTTCGGGCGCGCTCTTCAGTATCGCCTTTCTTAAGCCCGGGGATATTGTACTGGTATTCG